CATTTATTAATCCTTTACATATATTGGTATGAGTCTAACAATTGAACCGTTTCTACGGATTCAACACGAAATGACCTCCAACCACCTTTTTCGATATCCCAACAAACAATAGTATTAAGGTTTTCTTGTTTCTGATGTTGTTCGTCTAGATGATTGAGGTCAGTGCTTGTAGGAAGAAGTTCTGGCATAAGAGTGCATTTCATTGCACGCTTTTCGCCATTAACTTTTGTAAAGAAAACTTCTGCTACGTTTTTCTTAAGATCTCTAAGAATTGTATCACGATCATAATTTGACATAATTAAGCTCCGTAGTAATTTCCCTCTAACAGGACTTTACGAGTATCACTGGCTTCTTCATTTAGTTGCTGCAGAAGTTGCTGGAATCCACCAATGTGAAACCCATCAACTACAACTACAGGAAAGGTTTTTGCTTCTGGAAACTTAGATAAAAGAATCTCACGAGTAAAGTCTTCATCCAACTTATACTCTAAGAAATCTTTACCATGAGTTCGAAGAAGCTGTTTAGCTTGGTCGCAAAAAGTGCAATTGGTTTTCGAATAAAGTTCAATAGCCATTGAGGCGTTCCTCCCAGTATGCTTTAATGTCTTTCAGATCATATGGGTCATACCCGTGCATGATCATATCTGTCTCTACCATAAATTCTAGATCACTACTCATATCCATGACAACCTCCAATTTAGACAGATTATTATACTCTGTAATTTAGGAAAAGTAAAGTCTTACTTCAAAGACAGTTCTTTATCTTTAAGTGACGTTTCATATTTATTCATTTTGTCAACGTAACCTCTGTTACGCAATTCTTTAAAGACAAGATTTTCTCTACCAAATTCTCCATATTTTTTTAGAGAAGCCGAGCGCATGTTCTTGAATTTTGCTTTAAGATTATCGAATGAATCTTGGTTCATATGATGTTTAATCATATGATCAATTGTATGCATATAATGTTGAACCTTTTGTTTTAACAAATGATCAGATTGGAAATCGTAATCTAATTTCCTAGGTTTCTGTAACCATTCATTTTTGGTTAAACAATATATACCTTGATTTTTGGGATATTTTATAGATATATCTTGAGCGTATGGTTCTAGAGGATAACCATACACTTCGATGTTATGTGTCAGAGTCCAAAGAGATTTTTTATCTTGTAGATATTCTTCTACGAACTTAGGTTCTGAGAACAGTTTAGACCTATCTACAATAACATGAACATCGATATCTGATTTGCTTGTATAATTATAATTAGCATTACCACCAGTCATGATAACATGATCTATCATAGACTTAGGTATCTTAGCAAATTCTGCCCAAGCATAAGCAAATTTTAGAAGAGCTTTTCTTACTTCTGGGTTTAATTTATCATCTCTCCATAGCTTTGGATTTAACTCGTCATGATACTGAAGAGTTAATTTTAGCTCTGTAAGAAAATTAGAATAGTTTAACATCGGCGTTCCTTTTTTGATTATTTATAAAATCAGGAACCGAAGAAAACTTTAACTACACCTCCTGTGTATAGGAGTAATATGAAAACTTGAATGGTAATCAGAGACCATTTTTTCCAATGTAATGCCATTAGTAACCATAGAAAGTTACCTACTGCACTCATATATATATTTGATGGATATATATTCCAAGATGTGAGAGCGACCCCAAATATTAGGGTTATTGTCGCAGCCCACTCAATAGAATTCCACAATTTGGTCTGCGATACCATATTTAATTGCCTCCTTGGGCGTCAACCAAACATCTTCTGCTGGTAATAGATACTTCTTAATAGTTGCTTCAGTTTGACCAGTGCAACGTTTATAATGTTCAATAATTCTTCTGCTGGTGTTATTAAACTCTTTAACAGAAGCCATTAATTCATGTTCTTTACCGATAGAACCCCATGAAAATTGGTGAGAAAGAATTGCGGTATTACGAGTAATGAACCTCTTTCCTTTTTCTCCCGACATAAATGTAAGTAGACCACAAGAAGCAATTTCACCCATACCATAGGTAAACACCGGAACCTTTGAGCCCTTCATTGTATCAATAAGAGCAAATGCTGAAGAGACAATACCACCAGGAGAATTGATAATCATTTTGATTTGTTTTGGTCTTTCCTTACTATTCATTAAATTTCTTGCAAGGATAAAAGACATGGCTTCTGAACAAGAGCCATTATTAAAATCTTGGGAGAAAATATAATAATGATGATCTTCTAGAGTAGGGATAGTTTTATCTTCTTCTTTTACAGTAATCAATTATTCCTCCATGATAAAAAGGGTGGCACGGACCTGCCACCCTTCTACTTAGTTTATCTCTGAATATGCATATGGTTGTAATGACCAGCAACACGCCAGAGAACTGTATAACCTGCTCGTCTGGCAGATGCCGCAATGCGGTCAAACTTGCCTGCATAAGCAGAACGTGCTTCGACTACGCCACGACCAACATTAATGTCAATCGCACGTCCAGCATAATGTGCCCAACCATGATGGACATGGTGCACTCCTCCGAACGCTGGATGTTCGGACACTCTTATTCCCATATTCTGTAACATATGCCCATAAGATACAATTGATCTTGAGATAGGTCCAGAATAGTTGTGAGTGTAGGTATGATAACGACTGCCATGATGAGCAGCATGCTTTGGATGCACTCGGAACTGTGGTGTTACAGTCCAATTACTTCCTCCGAAAAGAGAACTAATAGGATCAAAAGTTACCTCTTCGTGTCTTGAATACTGAGTATTCTGACCACGAGCAGCTTCTGCTACATTGCTAAATGCGAACATAGCTATTGCTGTCATCGCAGCAAAAATAATCTTCTTCATTTGATTTACCTTTCTGTTTGTGTGTAACTGACACATCAGCACGGATGATAATTTAGATGTGCTGTTCCAGAAAATCCGAGGGCAGCTCTTACATTTTGATTTACGTCAATGGTTCTACCTCTGACGAATGGCCCTCTATCAGTTACAACGGCTTCTATTGATCTACCATTTGAAGGATTAGTAATACAAACCCTTGTACCAAATGGTAAAGTTTTATGCGCTACACCGTAGTGATGACGCATACCGGATGCTGTCCGTCCGCTCCGATCATTGTACCATGATGCGTTATGCGCACCAGTGGAATTATTATTTATATGTTTAGAATGTTTATGTTCTACTGGCGCATTAAGTGCTAATGCACATAGAAATGGGATCAAACAATCCATGATATATCCTTTCAGAAAATGGTACTCCAGGAGGGATTCGAACCCCCGATAGAACCGTTATGAGCGGCTGGCCTTAACCACTTGGCGACTGGAGTATATTAATCAGACAATATAGCTATTGAAAGCAATACTGATTCTGTTTTGATCAGTCTTATTCGGTCTAGTATAATGAATTAACCAAGAAGGAAACAAAACCAGAAGACCAGTTTGAACTTTTACTGTCTGAATGTTACTATTAAATGGATTTGATGTCTTCACAAAACTTCCATTAATAGAAAAAGTGTGAGCGCCAATTGGTGTCATAAACTCTACATTACCACAATCACCATCAGCTTTCGCATAATAAATTCCAGAAAACAATCCACAACCATGATCATGTGGTGTATTATAGTGATTGCTTCCATTAATGTTAATCCAAGAATCTGTAATTCTTGTTTTCAGGTTATCTTTAAGTTCAAAATAGAAATGAAGCTCATCAAGTCTTTTTGAAATTTCTTTATAGACTTCAAATAGTTCAGGTGTTCTTGACATATCAACATTGTTACTTTGCCAACCACCCTCATTAGAAATAACTCTACCAGGATTAGTATCTCTTAGTGTAACTGCATATTCTTCAATAGCACTATTATCAACCAAAAGATTATCTGTTGCAATAAAGTTTGTAAATACAGGACTAATTTTCATGCCAATAACCTATCTGCAGCAATAGAAGCAGCAAACGCACGTGGCTTAACAAAAGGTACAACATTACACATTCCTTTGATATATCCAACTGCTTCACTAATAACGCATGACGAACCATGCTTTTCGTCAGGGTTAATATCTAGGTGAATTTCGACAGTTCTATCACCAATTGCTTCTTCAAGATCAAGATACATCTGTGCAGTTCTCATTACTTCATTCATGAGACGCATACGTGGTTTATCTTTCTTTTGGTCATAATCTCTGTCAGTTTCTAGTTCGCCGAAAATCTTACAACCGTGTTTTCCATCATAATGAACAACTACGACAGTACAGTATTCAGCAAACCAGATATCACGCTTACGATGACGTGCTGAATCTGAACCGATGTAAATTTTAGTTGCTAATGATGTGTTGGCAATAAATTCTCTTACTTCTTCCAGATTCAGCTTTTTCATTTAAAGTCCACCGTATCCAATACCAGAATGCTTTTCCCGAGCAGTCTGTTTCTTTTCAAGAAGATTAACAATGTGTTTAAGTAATTCAATAATATGATATTGTTCCATTACTTCCTCTTACGTCCCTTCAACCGACGTGCTTTACGTTTCGTTGAACCAATCTTACGACGACCCTTACGGGGTCTATTCTTATGAGGCCACGCCATCAGTCATCTCCTTCTTCTTCAATCTCCAAAGAGTCTTACCTTCATTCTTACCAAGCTGATTCTGTAACTTGATAAGCATCTTTCGCATTTTTTTACCACTTTTCATATTATACTCCCTTTTTCAGAAATGTCAAATGCTTTTTATGAACTTTACATTGTATCCATGTATTATACCATTGATCAGACTCTAATACATCATACTGGAACTGATATTTTGCTTCAAAATATGACATCTCACCTTTTGATGTGCACAATCTCATTATCTCTCTGTGAAAGAGATCTTTACCATATAAATTAACGTGTTCTTTGAGTTCTTCATTAGATCCATAATAATCTTTCCAGTCAGATTCGACTTTGGATCTTTTCTTTTTCCCTTTGACTACTCTTGTCTTAGAAAAATAGAAATTCTTTTTACCAATGTATCTTTTATTGGTTTGTAAATTGGTGATTAAATAAACAAATCCAATATAATCACCAATCTCTTTTAGTTCTTCACCTTTGTATATCCACATCCCGAATCTCCTTCGGGATATTTATCCTACCACCCATCGCCATCATCTTGGGGATACATTTCAGTCCAAACTTCATCAAACGCTTCATCAACAGATTCATAAATGTCAAAAAGTTCTGCGCCATTATCTTCGAAAATTGGAATTATTTCTCTGTAAATGTCACAACGTGCTTCATAATCTGGAACATTTGCTCTAATTACTGTAGCAATC